TTTATACTATACTAATGTACTAGTACAGTAGTACACATTATTATATATATATATATATTTATTTATTTATATATATATCTATTCTAATCAATATCTATACTGGTTACAGTCAAGTTACAGTCAAGTTACAGCAAAAAAGAGCCCGCAATTTTGGCTGACCTCCAAAAGTTACGCTTAGCAAAACCCATTCTCCTTTTTATTACAATAATGTTATTAGAGAATTTTTCATGATTTGATTAGTAGAAAGCAAGAAAATCAAGTTTTGTGAGTTATTAAAAAGTTAGTAAAGTTTTTTTAAAAAATCAAAAATAAACCTTGATTTTAATATTTATTGCTGATATTTTACAAACTCTTAATGTAAAACTTTAAAAGTAAAATGTTAACTATAGAAATAAAAAATAAAGTTTTAGAGCAAGTAGCTTTAGGACTAACTTTGCGATTTATTTGCAAAACTAATTCTAATATAAGTTATTCAGAAGTTAAAAAAGAATTAAAAGAAAATGAAGAATTTGCTCTTGACTTCTCTGAGGCGAAAAAAGATTATGCTGATCAGTTAATTCAAGAAATGATTAATATAGCCGATGCTGAGGATTTGGATGTGAAAGATAAAATGTGCAGAATAGATACTAGGAAATGGGTAGCGTTATTGTTAAAAGAATCGCACTCCGGTCTTACGCCGAATACGGCGAATTATCCGGCTTTTAATGTAATTATGTCATCAGAAAAGGAAAATTGTGACTAATGTTATCTTACACAAAAGACAACAACAATGTTTTGAATCTGATGCTACAGAAATTCTATTCGGAGGAGCGGCGGGGGGCGGTAAATCATTTACTCTTAGAATTATTGCGATTTATTATGCGTTAACTGTTCCGAATATACAGATTTATTTATTTCGTCGAATATTTAGTGATTTAGTAAAAAATCATATTGAAGGTGCGTCTGGTTTTCGAAGTTTACTTGCGGAGCTTATCGAAAGTAAGTATGTGCGTTTAAAAGATGATTGCATTAGTTTTAGTAATGGTTCGAAGATTTATTTATGTCACTGTCAGTACGAAAAGGATGTAATTAAATACCAAGGAGCAGAATTGAATTTATTATTGATTGATGAATTAACGCATTTCACGGAAACTATATATAAATTTTTAAGATCACGAGTAAGGCTTGGTTCTCTTGTAGTACCACAGCAGCACAAGAATAAACTGCCGAAAATTGTAGCGGGAAGTAATCCTGGTGGGATTGGACACGGATTTGTTAAAGAATATTTTTTAAATAATTCAGAACCGTTGATAATAAAGCGGATGATAGATGAGCAGGGTGGAATGCTTAGACAGTTCATACCGGCGAAATTATCAGATAATCCGACAATGACTCTGAATGATCCGTTGTATGCGGCTAAACTGGAAGGATTGGGAGGTGCGCTTGCTCGTGCGATGTTAGATGGCGATTGGAATGTGATTGAGGGAGCGTTTTTTGATAAATTCTCTACAGAAAAACATGTTATTGAGCCGTTTAAAATACCGAGAGGCTGGTATCGTATTCGAAGTTTTGATTGGGGTTATTCTCACCCGTTTTGTGTTGGTTGGTATACAGTATCGGATGGTCGAGAATTTAATGGCGTTTATTTGCCCGCTGGAGCATTAATTAAGTATCGTGAATGGTATGGTGGCACATTGGGTAAAGATATCGGTTTGCGTCTCGAAAATGATGTTATTGCTAAGAAAATATTAGAATTAGAAGCGGGTGAAGAAATTAACGATTCTGTTGCTGATCCGGCGATTTTTGCTGAAAATGGTGGTCAGTCAATTGCCTATCAGATGCGAGATAATGGAATTTGGTTTAGACGGGCCGATAATCAGCGTATTCCTGGTTGGCAACAGATTCGTTATCGCTTAGATTATGCCGATGCTCCGATGTTATATTTATTTAAAAATTGTTATGCCACGATTCAGACATTATCGCTGCTACAGCATGACAAATCCCGTGCGGAAGATCTTGACACAAATATGGAAGATCATGCTGCTGATGAAATGCGTTATGCTTGCATGTCTCGTCCGTTAACAATAAAAGCTATTGAAAACTTTGAGAGAAAAGATAATGTGTTGTATGTACAAGACCAAATAAAAGCATTTAGACAAAGTATTTATGAATCAAGACAGTAATTTAGATCAGATAGATTCAATTAAGGAAATTAAAGATAGTGGCAGTCCCGATAGTTGGAAGTGGCGATTTTGGAATGAGGAACTTGGTCGGGCGATTTTACAAGAAAGTGAATATATTCGAGAAGCGGAAAGAATACAGAAAATTTATAAAGGCCATCGTTATACTAAAAATCAACAAAATGCGTTATTAGATCTTAAGGGAACATATAATATTTTGTATTCAAATATAGAAACACTTAAACCATTATTATTTTCTCATCTTCCTAATCCGAAAGTGCGTAAACGCAATCTTGAAAAAAGTAATGTAAATCGTCTTGTTTCAATTTTGTTAGAGCGTAATATTAAGCGTATTCTCGAGGTCACGGATGCTCAAACAATTATTAAACAAGCTCGAAATGATTATTTAATAACAAAACGAGGAAATGTCCGAGTAAGATTATTTCAGGAAATAATAAAAACGAAAGAGATCGATAATGAGGGATTAGAAATTGATTCAGAAGAGCCTGGAGAGAAAAGAATAGAAATAGAATATGTATCTTGGAAAAATATTTTATATAGTCCGTGTGAGAAATGGGAAGATGTGGAATGGATAGCATTTCGCCACAAATTAACACAGTTAGAATTAAAAGAGAAATTTGGCGCTAAAAAAGCGAAAGAAATTGGTTTGGGAAGTAGTGTAAATAATCAGGTTATTAATGATAATAATCAGCCGGAAGGATTGCTGAAAAGAGCGGAAGTATATGAAATCTGGGATAGAATGAATAAGAAAGTAATTTATTTTGCCGCTGGTTATAGTAAAGATATTTTAGCTGAAAATGAAGATGGGTATAAATTAGAGAAATTTTTTAATATTCCCCGTCCTCTTGGTATAGATAGTGGGGTAGATAATATTTTATGTCCTATACCGGATTATAAATATTATCAACAGCAAGCGACGGAACTCGATACGATATCTGAAAGAATATTGGCGATTTTGCCATTTATGAGTATGGGAGGAGCATATAATAGCGTAATAATTACCGCCGATGCTGAAAATTTTCTAAAGAACTCTATTGATAATTATGCTCCGTTAAATATTAAAGGAGATATTGATATTAGAACTTTGATTTATGAGCGAGATTTGTCGAAATTATCAGTTGTATTGAATAGTTTATATGCGGAACGACAACAAACGATAGCAGCCATACAGCAAATTACTGGCATAAGTGATATAGTACGGGGTCAAACAGTTGCTAGTGAGACTGCGACCGCACAAGAATTAAAAGGAAATTTTGCGGTTAGCCGTATTCAACCGATGCAACAAGAAATGGAATTTTTCTGTCGAGATATCGTTAGATTAATTGCTGAATTAATTGCTGAACATTATAGCGCTCAAGAGTTAGCGATAGCGGCTCAGATAAAAGTTTTTGATATGGATAAAATAGCGGAAAATATCACTACAGAATCAGAAATGGAAGATCAGAATAGACCACAACCGATGACTCAAGAAGAGCGTCAGATGTTTTTTAAAACAAAGATGACGCCATATATGAACGAAATTAAGTCAGGACAAGCTACAACAGTTAATTTATTATTAGAAGCTGATAAAGTATTAAAAAATGATAAATTGCGTACTTGGTCGATTGAAATTGAAACTGACTCAACGATTAAAGTAGATCAGAATACGGAGCGGCAATCGGTACTTGATTTTAGTAATGCCGTTGCTACCGTATCACAACAGTTTTTGCCGCTAGTACAGAGCGGAATTTTCTCGAAAGATACATTTCGAGCATTATTATCATATATTATGAGAAGATTTGAGGGTTCGGAAGAAGTGGAAGAATTACTTGACGATACTGATACATCGGGTTCGGAAGAAGATAAACAGAAACAAGCAGCGCAAATGCAGATGGCTCAGAAAGAAATAGAATTTAAAGAAAGGGAAATCGGAGTTAAAGAATTCTCGGCAAAAAGTAAGGCTGATTATGAGCAGGGTAAATTAAAAGTAGATGAAGCAAAAGCTATATTAGATGCTGAGATAGCTACTGATGATATCGAAAACAGAACTGAGAATGTTCAACGCCGGATTGAAGAAAGTAGTTTATATAATAAAAATTTAAGATAATGATACTCCGTTGCTTATATTGCGATATTTATTGGGAATTTGATATAGAACCCACAAGG